CTACCTGGTCAGTTCATCGTACTGTCTTTCGCATACCCTTCCGGCTTCAGCTGCCCGGTCAGCGTATTCTGCCAGTTGCCGGTTTCGTTCGAGAGATTTTTCGAGCACGTCGGCAAGCAAAACTCCGGTGTCTGCGGCTGACGTCCCAGCGCCGACAGTGGCGTTATACTGCCTGAGCTGCTCACGGATGGCAACGAGCTGCTGCTGCAGCCGGCCAGCGCGAGCGGCAGCATCAAGAGCATCATTGCGCGCCTTGTCGATCCTCTGCTGCGCTTCTCGTTCATTGGTTGCTTTCTCCTGTTCGTCATGTTGACGGGCTTTCTCATCTTCTGCTTTGCTGTCAGCCTTCGCCTGCGCATATCCGGCGTCGTACTGTCTGTCACCGTGAATATTCCATGCTACAACACCTCCGGCCACCAGAGCAGCAAGCATCGACACGATAAGCAACTGTTTCCAGTACGCTTTCACGAATGCCGTGATCATGATGCCAGCACCTTCCTGGCCGACAGGTAACGCACACGGCGATCGTCGATGCCATTCTGCCCGCCGTTGATGATCTGCGTGACGCGCATCAGGTCGTCGGTGTACTTCAGGCATCCATATTTCACGAAGTACCACGCCGCGCTCCGCGCTGCATACTCGTCCTGCGCCAGCAGCTCCGGCTGCTTAACCAGATCCACCTTCAAGCCGCTGCCGCAGTCGCGATAGGTGTTCAGCCCAGTGATCTGGATAAGCCCGCGCCCGCGGTAAAACCAGCCGTCTGTCGGCCCGTTATTCCCCATGCGTTTGCTGTACACCAGATTGGCAATGGCCCGCTGCCTCTCCAGTGGCAACGATGGTTCACCCTGCCGGCGCCCGAGGGAATTAGCCTGGCCCTGCGTCAGTCGCCCGGCACGGACGAAACCAGCCAGCCCAGCAACGCTGTAATTGAAGCTCTCAACGAGCTGGGTAAAGCCAGTGCTTTCATGCCCGGCCTGGGCAATAAACATCGCCTGATCCAGCGGCTTGATAATGCCAAACTCTTTCATGGCCGCCACAATGTGCGGATGCCAGCGTGTTGCCAGCGCCAGGCTAACGCCGGCAGCTTTCTGAAACTCGTTAATGTCCATGTTGCGACCTCGATATCTTGAAGATTTGCACGACGTTGCCGCGCGTCTTCAGCACCGCGGCGAACATCACAGCATTGATAACGACCTCAGAAAGATCTGCGGTCATGGGGAAGTGGTACAGGTATGAGTACGCGGTGCGAAGCGGGATACTGGCCGCAGCCACGATGAGGAAATAGGCGATCCACCCGCCCCAGCGGCGGTGGCGCGATCCGTTGCGCTGGAAGAACATCACCCGCAGCGCTATCCCGCCGCAGATGAGGGCATTAGCGATAAGCAGCAGATCATGGCCTGTCATCGTCTTTTCCTCCCGGGATTAAATCGCGCGGATTGTCAGAGCGGTGATACAGCCATATTCCAACCCGCACAGCGACAATCGCCGCAACGAACGCGCCGGCGGAGTAGACAATACCCCTCTCGAACGAGTCCTGTGTGATGGTGGGGATCATGCTGGCGACGCCGATAAGGATTGATGCTGTTGGTTTGTAGAAGAGAAGGCCGCAGAGAAAGCTGAGTAGCGCCAGGAGAACACGGCGCTTGACTGGATACTCAACTGCAGAGGTAACAAAAATTACCGCACCGGCCAGCGATCCCAACGCCACTTCAGGAGGTACGCCGGCGATAACTGCCGCCAGCGCACCGTAGCTAAGCCCCTGATTTATTGTATCAGCGGTTAGCGATGCGGACATGATGACCACCGTTTACTATGCATGATGAACCTCCTTAGTTTGGTAAGATCATCATACACAATAAACCGTTTATGGATAAATGGTAACAATACAAATCTATATAGAATAAAGACCTATACCTCCTTCGCACATGATGTAATAACCACCAGGTTGAGGGTCGTATTTTTGTAAATACTCTTCTGTCACAACCACCGGATCAGATACATCCTGACCACTCTCCAGCGTTAACGTACACTGGCCATTAGCTACTTCACCTATGCTTACAATTTTTAACGCAAATACTGGGGTGATTTTTTCAGGATCGACATTTGCCATTTAAAGTACCTCTATCTCAACAGAATAAGGGGTGGTTGTAGTTGCCGTTGGGTTTGCAGGAAGAACAAAACGAATTTTACGCCCCGAGTTAACTGCATATGAGAGACTATTGTCATCATTCGCATTCTTAACTGTCAGGCCATAGTTCTGACCAATAAAATTTCTGGCTTGAGTAGGTGTCACTGTTTTAAGAAACGTCGCTGTCTGTACTGGGCTTATGTTGGTAACAGCCAACCCATCAGTAGTTGCAATGTTTGCACTTCCGGACATGGGTACGACAATGCAGGGTAAATTAGTGCTGCGTACAAATACCTTCCACTCCTGTACGACGGCATCGTTTAGGTCATTACCATTTCTTGATGTAAGTTTAACTTTCAGGGTCATCCCAGGTATTAACCCATTAAGGGTATAAACCTTACCGGACAGCCGCTCGTCGACGGTAAACGTACCGTTAAAACGCACTTTCATACCAACCGGATTAATAGTAGGTAGTGCATCAAAATCAGACTCGTAAAAAGTCATTGCGTTAGTATACATGCTGGACTGGAATATGATGTTAAGGAAATCCAAACCCCAACCACCGGCCTGATTTGACCAGTTTTCTACCCGGCTTCTAAAACGCGCATTAAGCCCACGAACATTAATTGAGTGAACAACCTCGGTCGCCGGTACGGTTGTTTTGGAAATTCCGTAACCGTCAGCAACTATTTTTATTACACCAGTTTCAGAGATAATGCTGTAGTCTTCTAGGCGAACAATATCATGCCATGCCCCGGCGCTCATCCACTGAGTCAGTTTAATGTCGTGCCCGTATACAAGACATTTCCCTTCCGGAGTCCCATCACCGACAACCATTTCTTGTGTTGATTGGCCTGAAACACCAGCATTAAATGACATATCAATAACCGGTCTGAAAAAGGAATCTGTGGCTGTCGTTCCATGCTTACGCAAAAATGTAATCCCACGCAGCGACTGGCGAACCATGACATTTTCAACGCGGGAGCCTTCTGTCCACGCAAACTCGTTATACAGGGACACTGATGCACCATTAGTATTCCCGGTATATCCAGTAATCCATAAGTCCGATGCTTCGCCATTCCACATATCAGACAGGCGAACTGGTGAAGCGTCTACCCCTGTATTACCCTGAACCAGATAGGCGGACGCACCCCAAAAACGGAATCCACGAATACCACCGCCAGACCAAGCCTGCTGTGAAGTCCCATCCTCTTTGAAGCGGGAGATTGTAAACCCAACGTTGTTCCCGGTATGGTAAATATTCGGCCCACGCAACGTTCCAATAGAATAAGACAGAATATAAAAGGGCTTGTCTCCGCAGTAATAACGCTGACCACCCTGCAACACGTATCCCTTGTCGAATCCCGGGTTTTCAATTTTCGCTTCATAAATATTAAATGTGCGCGAAGCCTTGTACATGTTATTGATAACAGGATCAATGGTATCCCCGGCCTGTAGCCCGAAATAGCTTGACGTCAATTCTTTTACATCTTTACGTCTGATTACTTGCCCTGCACTATTTATTATCTGGCATCCATTATCATCGACATATGAACCGTCGGATGTCATGGCGTGGCAATACCAAATCCCGCCACCAGCGCTTTGTCCTGCCGTGTGTTCCTTAAGGAAGATTTGCTGCCCGACGACTGAAAATTCAATCTGTCGTAATGTGTTAATGTCAGGGCATTGCCCTATATATTTAAGCCCGTCCGGGCCAGCCATATCGATCTCAAGTTGCGTTCCATCATCTGTTTCTGAATGTATGGAAATAGGACGACCAAGGCTGTCAAATGCCAACAACTTACCACGCCGTCCATTAACAGATGGCATGATATCAATATAATCTTCTGGAACTCTCAGCGTTCTGCGGAATAAAGAATCGGCATATGAATTAGAACCGGCATTACCATCATCAACATACTTCTTAGTGGCCGCATCCTGCGCCTGTGACGGGTCACGCAGGTTACGAATGCGGTTGTTGAGTGCGTCGTAATAGTTCGCGATGAACGACGGCTTGCGCAGTGCCAGGCGGAGAAAGCTGAAGCACTGCTGGATAAGCATGGTCAGCTTGTCGAACGCATCCTCATGGACCTCTGCGAAGAACTTCCCCTGGTTGCGCAGGTCAGTCTCCTGGGTAACTGGCAGATCACGTGAGATAGAGATTTGCCATCCGTTGGCCAGCGGGGACATCAGCACGACATTACCGCCAGAATAGGTACCTGCCCCGGTAACTGAGTAATCGGTATCCAGAGTCAGCACCGTAATATTTTCGTTAAGGTCAGCGACCTGGACGGTGAGATCTGACTTCTTGAAGATGCGGAACGTGTACGGGAAAGATGTGGTAACGCCGTTCCCTGTGTAGTCGTTATGGTCGACTTCGGTTGAGACCGTCATATGAAATCTCCGGATGTCGCAGCGCCCGGCGCGCCACACTGGAGATCATTCTATTACCCATCAAACCATATATGAATAAAACAGATCGAAACGAGCAAAAACATTACCATTAAGGTAAACAAAAGAGCTCTGGAAAACTTTGTTACCTTTTGATATATGTATATATATACAGTATTTATGGGAGTATTCCTAATGCCAGAGCGGTACCAGTATCCTGTCGACGAAGGTTTTGCGGATCGTATTCACACCCCGGAAGGGGTCAGATCCCTGGTTGTAAAATCACAGCTGATGGAGTTGCTCAGGGAGATGGAGCGAGACGGCCACGATGTCAGCGGTGCGGCGGCGGAACTGGTGGCACTGGTTAACTATGTGACAAGCTCGCAGCTGTCGATGCGGGAGCTGCAAACACACCTGGATTTCTGCGCAATGCAGATCAGGCAGCAACTCAGATAGTGATTGAAATCAAAATAACGATGGGTTTATTATTACCAAAATGGTAAATTTACAACCCATTTCCCTTGTGCCATAGTGATCGGGCATCGGCAAAATCCGGTGCCGGGATTGGCGTCCCGGATAACTAAACGGCGCACAACACGCGCACTGCGTGTTTTTTTGTGCACGCGCTCTGACGCACCTATCCAATGGTGGGCTGGGCGGGGGTCCGAAAGGACGCCGGTATCCGTTTAGGCCGGTACGCCAACTCCGTTCAGTTCACCACCAGTAATTGGCGTTGCGGTGGTGATAACTCTACTAAGCGGGGTATCACAATGAACACCAAACCTTCTATTTTCAATTTCGAATCCGACTCAGCTATTCGCGCCATTATGATCGATGGAAATCCTTGGTTTTTTGCATCCGATGTTTGCCGCGCGATTGGCATCGCAAACCATCGTGATGCAGTTCGCAAACTTGATGATGATGAGAAGGGCGTCGGCTCAACCGACACCCTTGGTGGTGAGCAGGAATCAGTTATCATCTCTGAGTCTGGCCTCTACACTCTTATCCTCCGCTGCCGCGATGCGGTGACGCCGGGCACCATCCCCTACCGCTTCCGCAAGTGGGTAACCAGCGAGGTGCTGCCGCAGATCCGAAAGACTGGCCGCTACGTTCGGGAAGAACTCTCCCAGGCTGATAAAGCCCGCATGCTGGCGCAGGAGATGACCAGCAGCATGTTGCCGGCGATCATGGATGCACTGCAGGTCGAGCAGAAGCATTACACCTTCCCTCTTAACCGACGTTATCAGGATCACATCCATTCACCTGATGGCCAGCGTGAACTGGCGAAAAGCTCAATGGTGATGAAGCTGCTCCGCGAACTCGATGCTGATGGGCATGACGTATCCGGCGCGGCGGCGGAGGTCACGGCCATGCTCAGCTACATTGTTGGTATCGGCACCGTACTGCGCGACATAGAGACGCATGCTCAGTACGTGATGGCTAAGGCCAAGGGTTACTGAGGCTGCTGGAGAAGGTAACAGTAGATAACAGATCGGTAGATGCAAGCCCGCAATGCGGGCTTTTTATGCGCTTTGTTGTGACATGTCACGCAACGCAGTTGTTTCCTCTCCAAGAGACATTTTTGATTATTTTATCACTGCCGAATTCGACATAAATTGTGCAGCTAAAATTAATAGAGTAACCGCCATCAGTTGTGGCGTAGGTATTTGAATATACAGTATTACCTACAACGTTTGAAGTTGTATTATATGTTGTAGTTTGAGGAACATTGTAAGTTCCAGAGTTTGAGTAGACGTACACTCTGTTGCCATCTGGAGATGTTAACTCCCCTGTCGGATACCCCCATTGTTGAACCATTGAGTCAATTGTTTGCCCGCGCCATGAGAGCATGTTACGCTCAAACTGAGCCGATGTTTGGCAGCCAGACAATACCATTGCGATAAAAATTACTGCTAATCCTCTTAACAATTTTTTCTCCTTATTAGGTAGTCATTATGAAATCTAAAATGATAACCTTCTTTTTAAGATTGACTGTTTTAGCCGTCTTTATATTAGCTTTAAATATAGTTATTTACGGCATACCAAGAATATTTGGCATGCCATGGATAAACTAGTTGCCCACCGCCTTCCCTAAATCTGGCGCTCTGCGTGGCGCAGTATCGCCAGGCTCCCACCAACTCGTTGTGTTGAATTCCCGCTGAGCGCGGTCCCTAACCCGGTCGTTGTACCCTGGGTTTGCCATCTCCTGAAGCTGCTGCAGGATCAGGTGATTGGTGATCGCCTTAGCATACCAGAGGTTGGCAAACGGGGTGATCATACGAGCGGTCTTTAGCGCATCGGCGCCGAAAGAAGTATCTTCTCCCTGAAGCGCTTTCTGTGGGTTGGTGATCAGCAACTTTGTCAGCTGTTCGGCGAAACTCAATACCGGACCGCCAATTGTGGCCGCGATGCTTGACCCATATTGCGTGTGATCCTGGAACAGGAAATCACCATAGATACCGAACGAACCGCCTTTCAGCAGCGCCTGCACCCAGGTAGTCGGCTTTGTCATGTCCAGCGGGTCATTGCCTGTCAGCAGGCTGTTCATCTGGTTAGCAAACATCCCGGCCAGCGTCGTACCCGCAATATAGGACGCCAGGAATTTGATAGCTGGCACCGTATCAAGATCCTTGGAGCGGTTAACCAACTGGCGAAAACCAGCGAACGGCGTGGTTTTAAAGAGCATGAAGCTTTTAAGCAGCTGGCCGGCATCATCGCGGGCGTAGGTATCCAACCCGGTGGCCGTTGTCACTGCGCTGGTCATCTCACCGTGAGTGATCCCCAGCAATTTCTGAGCAGCTTCCGCCCGGGCGTTACGCACCATGCGCGTAATCGTCTGCTCTGCCTCTGCGTCGAATGCTTCCTTCATCCGCTTCAGGCGTTCAGGTGACATATCGCCAAGCGCTGCCAGTGCCGTATCACTACCGGCGCGCACCTGGGCGATCCTGTCAGCCATAATATTGGTGATCACCTCATCCGGAACGGCGTAAATAGCGTCCGGCGTCATGCCCATATGTCCGGCTGTAGTCATTGGCCGCAACTCTGCTGCTGCCATGATAGCCCAGTCCTCATTACTCCATCCCTTATTTGCCAGGATGGTTTTATCTGAGCCCTTAACTTCATCCAGGGTCTTAAATTTGCGGGTTAGCTCGCCAATGTTTTTATACATCAGCAGGCCGAATGACGCCTTGTTTGCCCGGTCCATTGCAATCAGCCCTGACCACTTCAGGGTTTTCTCAGCAAACCAGCCGGTAATGCCGCGAGACAGATCAAACCCGCCCATCTTCGATACGACAGCAGCATGCGAATCTACAAGCAGGCCAAGCTCTGCATTCGCGCGCTTCGCATCGCCGTTAAACAGGTTCCTCAGCGTATTTGCAGAGAGCCGCATACCATTACGGTCAAAGCCCAGAGCCTGCGCATTCGCGCGCATGATAGCCTGATCGCTGGTTGCGGTCAGAACGCTGGTACCGAGCATGGCGCTGGTCATAAGGTTGCGGAGACCGCCAACAGCCGACGTGAATACGCTCGATGTGGCCGCGCCATTAAGGCCGGCCATTGAGTTAAACATGCGCTCGACCATCTTGCGCTCATCGTTCATCTTGCCGACTTCCTTCCCGCCAGTCACCGCACGCTGATATACACGGTCCAGCACCAGGGAAAAGTTTCTTGCAGCATCAGGTCCGAATGCTTTCACCACCCCAAGATCGCGCGAAGAAGACTGCAGGTGCGACATCATCACGCCAGCAACCGGCTGCTGAGTGTAGCGCTCCATGTAGGCAAAATGGGATTGGGCGTCTTTAAACGCCATCACCCTGCTCTGGGATCCGCGGTTCTTTATCCCGCCGGTCCCCATGAATGCGCCCGGGTCGATTTTGTTGGCACCGTCGGTGGCCTTCGTTTCAAAGATCGCTTCCAGCGCCTGGCGATACTCTATGTCATTCATCGGGCTGCCGTCAGGATTAACGTAATTGCTGCGATCCTGGGTGTTGTAAACGTCGTCCACCCATGCCTGCCGCGCAAACTCAATCGGCGGCTGGCGGCCAGAAAGCCTCGCCTTAGCCTGTTCTGCCAGCGGCAAAGATGCCAGCCACTCATCGCGCCCGGCGTTGCGGATAAAATCGGCGTCATCCACATACGGCAAATGCCAGTCGTCGCGCAACCCGATATCAAAACCGTTGTCGTTCATCTCCTGCCGGGCTCGGCTGGTTACGTCGCTCCAGACTTTTGCGATCTTCTTCGCCTGCGGGTTACCGGTATCTTCACCATACAGCTCTTTCAGGATCTGCAGTTGTGCAGACTTAGCCGCCTGCTGATCGAAAAAGCTGCGAAAACGCTGCTCACCAAGGGCCTTGCTTTGCTCGAAGAATTTTCGAACGTCATCGCCGGCTTTGAGCATTTCAGCGCTGAGCTGGCGTGACCAGTCCTGATAGGCGCCTGTCGCCAATTCCTCAGCAGAAGTGACATTGATGTCAGGATCCTTGCCGAAAATCTTCGTGCGGCGCCCGGCAAATATATACTGCTGCAAATTGGCGGGTGTCTGCTGTTCTGGCGGGATATTCGCATCGAGGGTGTCTGTTACCCTGCTGATTGCCAGCGCGTTCTGTGCGACGCGCTGGCGCTTCTTATAGACATCATGCACAACGCGCTGACGCACAAGCTCAGCGGCCTCCATGTACGTCTGTGCATCAGGGATACCAGTCTTTCCTTCCCTGGCGTTTTTCCGGTGAACGTCGCGCACGGCCTCTTTGATCCGGTCTTCGATATTTTTCAGCTCATCAGCCTTAGGCTGGCGGCCCAGCGTCTGGGCAATGGCTTCAACACATGCCTGTTTCATTATGGGTTCCTCAGGAAGCACGCTGCTGCAACGGAATAAACTTTTGACTCTGCCTGTACGGTCTGGATATGGTCGTCAAATTCAGCCAGAACGTCAGAAAGTTTTGCTGGCTGTCCGGTGTCAGGGTGTGCGATCGTTAATTCTGGATTCGCAGTTGCCATATCACGTGCGGCCATCAGATCGTAACTGTTTGATGAAATCGCCTGGCCGGTGTCAGGATCAACACTGACCTGCCCGCCAGTTTCGTCGGCTGCCGTAAATGCACTTTCTGCGCGCGGCGCCGGTGCTTCTCCTGCCAGTTCTGACGGCGTTTCATACCTGACACCATTCTCTTCGAAAACCTGCTGCATTGCATGGTACTGCTCGCTTGCAGATTCCAGCATGCCTGGCCGCGCCGGGCCATCCAGCCCACGGGCCATCATGCCGATGTTCACCGGCTGACCGTCATTTAGCTGCCGGTATGCTTCATCCATAGCAGCCACATGGCTGTTGATGCTCTCGTTGCTGGCATGCAGAACCGGGGCCGACTCAATGTCGTAATAAAGCCCCTCGTTCAGAGTGTGGGCCGCATCGATGTCGCTAGGTTTAATTTCTGTCTCACGCACCAGGCCACGCATACTTTCAGGGATGATCCCCTGCTGAATACGGGACAGATCAGCGCGGGCCTCATAAAACTGACCGCCCTGCTGATGTGGCGCAAGAGTGTCGCGGGCATTCTGAAGGCGCTCTCTGGCAGTAGCGAGCTGGTTGGCTATGTCATCAAGCTGCGCCCTGTTTTCAGCATAATAACGGCGATTAGCGCCACCGCTTCCGGTTGGTGCTGCATCACGGATGGCTTTATCCTGAGCCTCAAGTTTCGCTACTGTACGCTCACCATTAGCAATCTCTGACTGCCACACCTTCCTGTCACCACGGGATAAAAGCTGATCTGCGTTCTGCTGCAATTCACTCATTCGCGATTCGTAGGTAACCTGCGGCACCTCTGGCGCAGTAGGGCCATCACCTAACGGGGAAGGTTGCGGTGCTGCCTCATTTCCCGGTGACGGTGAAGCAGTTTCGTCAGGTACGCTCTGAACCTCTGCCGCGGGGATCGGCGCTTCGGCATCTGCCGGAGGTGGCGTATCAGCATTTCGCGATGCCAGGTGATGAGCACCACCAAAGGCACCGCCAAGCACAGCGTCAACCAGCATCGCCTGCCCGTCAAATACCCGGTACTGCTTCGCCATATCGGAATAACCTTTCTCCTCCAGTGTTTCGCCAACTGAATAACGGTTAAGGCCACCAAATCCTGTGTTGATTGCGACACCTGACGCAATGCGCGTGGCCAGCGTTGTACCGATAGCAGCGGGAAGCGCCATGCCTGCGGCATTGAAGGAACTCTGTTGCGCAGCCAGATTACGCGCTGTGGACTCGTCTACACCTTTGGCTCTGAAGTCCTGATATGACTGCTCATAGGTAGATCCAAAAGCCGTGGCGGCGCCGACAGTAGGGCCGCCGATGATTGAGGCACCAATCGCTGGCGCAAACTGGCCGAGCCCATAAAGCACCTCTGCGGCCGTACCCTGACTGCCGGCGTCTGGTTTCACATAACCGCGCGCGCCCTGCAGTTGCTTACCGATCGTGTCATAGGTGTCGTTCAGGGCTTTATCAGCGTCAGGGAACATAATGCGGAAAATGTTCACCGTCGGCGCCACATCTGCCGTGAATGCTGGATCGCTGATAAGTCGCTTGCTGAAACCAACGGCAGACTGCGCCAGCCCGATTGTTCCCTCCGCTACACCTCGTACAGGTGCGGAAATAGATCCCTGAAAAAATGTCGGATCGTAGTCTTCTGGCCGCGCCGGATTGGCTGTCGTTTTATCGTCCGTCCATGCCTGGCCTTCAGGAGCCAGAGAAAATACATCGGCCATTATTCAACCCTCACGACTATTGCCTGATTTGTTTTTGGGTCTGTCGCCCAGCGCCCGCTGCCGCTAACCAGGCGATACTGGTTATTGCCAATGTTCACCGGCGTAAAGTTTGAAGCGGCATTTTCATTCAGTCCGGCGTCTTTCAGCGCTTGCTGTGCCGCCACTGTGTAGCGATCCTTGAAAGTGGATTTATCCATGCCGAACGGCATTACCACGTCACCACCATTGAAGCCTTTGTAAACCCCTCCGGTGGCGTATTGCGCGGCCTTCTCGACTACATCCGAATTAGCCGCATCGGTGCGGGTCATCGCGGAATCGCCAGACTGGTAAGCGATCCCGGCGTAAGCAGCTTTGAACAGGTTGTAGCTTAGTTGGCGCGCCTGTGGGTTATTGGCAAACGCATTTCCTACCTGGTCATCAAAAGCTCGCTTGAGCTTGTCCTCGCTCGGCAGTTGAACAGGTGATATGCCAGCATCTTTCATAGCCTTCGTCGGGTTTAGAAGCTGGTCGCCAGCCAGAATAACCTTCGATACGTCGTACTTATTCATGGTTGGCTTGTAGCCAATAAACTGGTCGTAGGAAATGACCGGGTTTCGGTTGTCATATTGGTTGTCTGGCGTGCCGAGAAGCAGCGCGGAATACGCTGTCGCGGCATTGTTCGGAGCGATTGCAGAGGCAACCTGGCGCATGGCCGCCGGCGGTAATGTCTGGCCCATTGTTTGAAGTAGGTTAATGGTCTGATCGACGTTTTGCGTCCCTCGCACCTGCTGCGCTAGTGTAGACGCTTCCTCACTTGAGAGAATTGGCGCGGATATCCCGATCTTCTGCAGGTCAGGTTGTGCAGAGAAACGGCGTGAAATTTCCTCAGTAACGGCCTGAGGGGTATTATTTTGCATTGGTCTGTATGCACCAATGTCCACGGCGGCGCCAAATGGATTATTTTGCCTTTCTGAAATAACTTTTGTTGCAGCAGCGGCAACCTGATCATAAAGCGCGGCGCGCGAGGCGTACCCTTCCCCGGTCTGCTCAGGTGTCGGCTTCAACTGATTGACGTATGCCGTGATGCTGTTAGTGGGCATATTGCGGAATGAACCAATGTACTGCCCGGCGATCTGCGTATTCCTGAATTCGGTGTATCGCTGGTTGCCCTCCCGCACGCCGTAAGCAGCAATAAAATCAGCTTCCCCTGGCGGGTTTGGAAACTCAACACCTCGCATGTAAGCCGCTGTGGCGTCGCGAACCTGGCTATCGATAGCCGTTCTGTATTCGGCCTGCTGCTGCCGGCGGATCTGGTCAGCCTGGCGCAGAAAAGTGGCCTGCGCTTCCGGCGTGGCGGCGTCGAATGCTGCATTGCCGGTGTAGCGTTTATTGCTGGTTGGCAACTGAGAGAGGCCCAGCGCGGCGCTGACGCCGATTGATAGCTGGTCAGGGCTGTATGGTTGCGTGCCATTTTCATGTTTAATGATAGCGGCACAGAGCGCCTGCAGCGTATCAGGATTGGAAGCATCAAGAGGCTGGTTTGCCGTTACGCCTAACTGCGCGCAAACCGCTTTGATGTATGCGGCCGTGTCGTTATTGTCAGACGGCGGTGCCCAGCGGTTAATGATCTCGCCAACGGTATCAATCCCCTGCCGCTGGTAGGATATGAGGTTGCGGCCAAGCGCGCGGATCCCATGCTCCGGAGTCTCGAATTTTGCAAACCGACCATCACTACCAGTCTGCCCTACCCATGGGTTTGATGAGCTGGCTTCGAGATTTCCCGGGTTGTTGTTGCGGATACCCCTGGCATCGCCGCTATCACCTTTCACATAATACTGATCTTGCTGCTCGTGCAACTTTTCAGCATATGCAGTCGCATCATCAGGATTATCAAATATTCCAAGGTGCTTTCCTGTTTTTTCATATAGCGCGATTGCTTCATCATCTGAAAGTAATTTACCGTCATCACTGACCGTTGGTATCAGGACTTCACCTGCATCAGTGCCTATGGAAATAGTTCTTACCGTGCTGATAGTACCATCTTCGTTTTTTACAGATGGTCGGTTGAATAAGTTAATGTTCCCCTGGGTAACCATTCCTTTCGTAGATGATGGCTCACCACCATAAGGGTTAACAGTAGCCCGCCGTGAACCGGCGGCCGTATCGCTCAGCTCACCGTTGCTCTGAATGAAGCCGATCGCGTTATTTGCTGACCACTGAGAAAGCGCGCCATCAGCTACCTTCTCTTTGAATTCCACCTTTTTAGCCTGGATCTGCTCAGGGCTCCAGCCATGTGCGGCGCCGAAGCTTTCTATTTGCTGAAACGCCTGCTGATTAGCCAGCACATAGTTGGCGTTATCGCCGTACATCGCCGAAGCGGTTTTGGCGCCGATGGTAAGCGTCGCCTGGAACTGCCCCTCTTCATACGCATTGAGCTGCCCTATCTCATGCCGGCCAGCCTGAGACGTAAACTGGATGCGCTGCTGCTGAGCCTGCTGCAGGAATCCCTGGCGCGCCGACTCCGGCAACTGCATCGCCAGCTCCTGAGCCTTTGCGTCAAAAAGCTGGGTGTATTCCTGCCCCTTGCCGAGGGCATTTTTACCCTGCAGGTTAAGCAGGCCATTCTGCGGGTTGGTCATCAGATCGCTTGCGGTCTGTGTCAGTTGCAGCGATGCATCCTGAGCCATAGCGACATCTGCGCGCTGTTTAGCCTGGCCGAATACGTCAAGCGCCTGGCTTCCTGCGCTCAGCAGCGCATCGCCGGCGTTGGGTTGATCGAATGCCTGAAATCCCTGAGTGGAAACGCCGCGGCTTTCAACCTGACGCCCGGCGACTGTTGGTACAACTGGCATAGTTTTCTCCTTATCTACCGGTAGGCGTGCCGATGGCAGCAGAAATTGGTGCGGCCTTACTCTGCGTGAACGGGTTCCAGGTTCCGCCGAATGACTGATAAGCGCCATAGGCTTTCAGCGGCGCAGTAAGCAGCGTTGTCGCCGCGCCGATAGTTCCTGAGCTTTTAGCTGCGCTTGCCTGCGCTTCATAGTTAGCCGCCTGCGTCTGATATCCGTATGCTTCTCGCTGAGCATTATTGACGGTCGTCAGAGCATCCAGTGCGCCAAACTGCGCCGTATCCCCGAATAAATCCAGCGCAGATCCTGAGCTCATATCAGCACCAGTTGCGCCCATTATTGCCGCCTGCGTGCCCTGCCGCTGCCGGGTCTCACGACGACGCTGATCGGCCTCCGCGTTACCGCGATTTATGGCGTCATTAGCCTGGGCAGTTGCGACATCAGCATTCTGCTGAGCAACCGCGGCAGTATATTTACCCTGCTGATACTGGTTATATGCAGACAGGCCGCTGAGCGCTAAAGTCGCGCCGGCGGCGATAGTCGGATCACACATCAGTTTTTCTCCATGTAAAAGCGGTGGAACGGCAGGCCGAGCACACCATATGGCGCCGGGTCTTCCAGGGTAAAACCGAGCCAGTGCAGCCACGCTTTTGCGACGTGGTTACGGGCATCGACATAATTTTCGAGATACGGATAGACGGACAGCATTGCAGCAACTACCTTCCGGCAGCGGCGCAGAAATGTGCGCTGATAGCGCTCCAGATCATCCGTGCCGACAAGCCATGGGATCCCGCTGCCGCCAATCATTGATGCTGGCGCCACGCCAAAGACGGTGACAACGCGGCCGTTTATCAAGCCGGCACAGCAGAAGGTTGAGGTGCGAAGGCCGCACTCCAGAACACGGGCAGCACTCCAGCCATTCGTGGCGGCAAACTCTTCGATATCTGCCAGGCGCACGCGGGGGATAATTTCAGCGATGTGCTCTGCGGTGGCCGGGACTATCTGAGCGTTAATCATTAAAAGCCTCCCACGGTAATGCGAGGGATCACTGCCAGCACAGAAAGCGGCAGCGGATCAGTCTGACGGATTTTTACCCGCCCATTTTTATCCCAGTTGCTGTCGAGCTTGACCTCTACTTTGCCTGTGGCGTCATCAACCGGATCGTCGTAAAACTCAAACTCGCGCTGAGGGTATTCGTACCACTGGCCGCCTGGAGTTGATGCCCAGATGCCTCGGCTGGCGTTGACCACCAGCGTCACGGAATTGATCAGCTGTTTCTTATCGAGCAGCGTCTCCTGCCCGTTAATATTGATGTCCAGGGTTTCAAACTGGGCGTTAATCGGCAGGCCGATGTGGACCACGGCGCCGGGTTTCTCCAGCGTAACGGCGCCGCCGGTGACGACTTTCTGCGGCTCTACGCTGGCGTCGGACAGTACATTGACGGTCTGCCCCTCAAGGTGATCGAGTCCGGCGAATGTCTGGCGGGCCATGTACCAGTTAGTGGTGGCGGCGTTGCGCAGGACAGGAGGAATATTCCGGTTTGCCGTCACGGTTACCGAGTTACCGCTTTCCACCGAAATAATGTCGCAGCGCAGCTGCATGGCGACGGCGCTACCATCTTCAGGATCGGTTCCTGTGTAGGGGAACTGGATCTGTGCGCCGACGTCTCCCGCGGTAAAATAGCTGGCCCCGCTCATCGTCAGGGTATACGGCACCTGATAACTCCAGTCCCCGCTTCCACCGCCGATAGTCGCCGCCCGGCTGCCGGTATTGCGCCCGTCATAGGTCAGTCCGCTGTCGACAAAGAAAGCGTCAAGGTCATCGGTGAAATGGCGGCTTGCCAGCCTCTCGATATAGCGTTTTGTCTGGCCGTTGATGGTGCGGTTAACCACGAAATAAATCGCGTCTTCGCTGCCTTCACTGATACCGCAAGTGCTCTCATATTTCCCGGCGCTGGATTGCGGAGACCAGGCGAAAACCTGCTGATCACGCAGATAGGTCAGCACCAGCAATTTTCCATCGTCACGCACGCAGAACGCGCTGGAGAACGGGACAATACAAAACGCCCAGTCGACAATGCTGCGCTTCTGGAAAAGGTGATTTGCGAGAATCGTCAGATCGTTGCCCTGAAAACCGTCCACATCAAACGAGTAGGCCAGATCCCGCACGACGCTGCCCTTCTCCTGGATAAAGAGCGCGATATTCGAAACTGCGATAGGAGGGACATCGCTGCAGCCGTTTGAGCCCTGAGAACTCAGGGAGAATGCAGACGGCGTAAGCACTTTATTCTGGTCACCGGTCACAACAAACTCACCGCCGGAGGTCAGAACAACCAGCGATCCGACATCGATAAGGTGACGAATTTCGTTAACCTGCCGGCCAGCGTAGGTATAAACGATCCTGTCATCATCCTGCGTCGGGTTGCTCTTGCCGAAGTCTTTATAGTCACCGGTTCGGCTGGCCCAGATGGTTTGCGGATACGCAGGGGATGCAGCGAAGTACAGCCTCTGCTGGTAGTAGACGACCGTCGCCGGATAACCATTGACGCTGTTCCACGCATAGCGCGCCCACTTGTAGCTGGCCTTGTCAGCCCCGACAACGTTCTCAGGGATACGAGAAACCACATCAGCGGTTGCAGTCAGCCCGTCACCGGCGACGGCAGTGATCCGCACAATGCCAAAACCACTATGCAGGTATTCCCACTGCACGCCTGTATCATCATCGCCGGTTCCGCCCCAGCCATCCCACGCCATACCTTCGGTGTGTGATGGGCGTAACGTCCCGGTTTTTCCTTCGGTATTGGCGCGATAGTAGTTGCTGTCGGCGCGCCGGATATCCTCGATCGATGTGCTCTTGCTGGTTTCCCATACTGGTACAGAGTCAACGGCTGGCTGCTCGAGGTAGAACAGCTTTCCGACCTGCTCGGCGCCGAATATGGCAGAGCTCGAGGTCAGAGTGATTGTGCCAGTGGTGGCGCTGGCCCAGACAGTTTTTGACTCGTCGACGTTGATATCCTCAAACGGGCCGTTAGTTGTCTGCACATCGACGATCTGCCAGTTGTCATGCGCATACCGGCGCAATTCTTTAGGCGGATAGGAAGGATGCACGATCGTCATAACGTCGGCGCTTTGAGTGAATTTCAGGCCGAAAACATCATTTTCTGTATAAGGCGTCGCCAGCTCGTAAATCACATCTCCGGTGGTCAGCACCAGGCCGCCGTCTTTGATGACGCGCATGTAATTGTGGCCAAACTCCAGCGCATAGGTCTGCACCGTCGAAAACTGGAAAGGGATAAGGCGGCATTTGCGATCCGGGTATTTCGCCGCGGCGATGAATTGCGTTCCCGGGCGGTTCTCTACCCCGCCATACTGGCGCACGATAAAGTTATCGCACTTGCGCAGCGCCACCTGGTACTTCGCCATATCGATGCGGCCATAGAGCGATGGAGCAATTTCGCCACCTGAGAAGCTCGGTTGTATCCAGCTAACAGCCATCAGCACATCCTCGCTACGGTAAACGGATCTTCAGGCATTTGCGGTTCCTGCGATTCGTTCATGCTGTGAGAGCCAGCACTGAGGATGATCCGGTTATACATGCTCAGGGCGTTATTGCCGAGGTCGGCATTACCCGTGAGAACCATGTTAATAGCCGCGGCCAGGCGCCAGGATAGAGCCTCCTGGAAGATGGGATCGAACATGTTCACGTCGGTAATGCGGGCCACATACCGCAGCCAGGCCTGCGGCAGATCGGTGTAAATCAGTCGCCCCGTGCCGGCGCTGTCAGCGCCGACCACGTACTGCACGCGCATAGCAGCCGTTGGATACCGAACACCGGGAACCGGAATTTCAATAATCTTCAGGCAGTCAGTCGGATAGGTGTATGCGAATGCCCAGTCCTGCGGCGGGTTGTTGGTGTCAGCCAGCGCGATAGTCTTGGTCGCAAAATTCCAGTCAAAATCGGCCATGACAGCATCACGAATCGACTCGTAATACAGGGAGCATTGCCCGGCTTCTTTGCTGGCTTCTTCCAGACTGTTGATGCTCCGGTTATTACCGATGTTGCTCAGCGCCCGGTTGCAGATCTCAATGACAGAGGCCATTACTCGCCCCCTTCACCGTAAAGCGTCTGCGCCGCCGTCTTCGGCGCCTCACCTGAAACAGGTGCCAGCGCCATATCGGTGATTTGCAGATCCGCGCTGCGGAAAGTGCCATCGTCGCCTTCACGCGCCGAAATACCCTTAATCACTGCTTTTGCGGTGATCATCACCTCAGTGCCTACATTCTGTGGCTGCGCTTTCAGCTTGTTCAGGGTGTCATTGTTCAGCGTGATGCACAGCCCCCACGGATATTCGTCGCGGGTTTTGGTCTCGCCGCTTTCATCCTGGTAGCTGTCGGTGCCGGTTTTGAGATTGACCATTTCCATAGAACGCTCCTACAAGAAAGGGGCCGAAGCCCCTGGTTTATTCTGAGGCTCAGACGCCTAAATCTTTTCGCTTTTCGGCGATCTTCTCGCGCAGCGTTTCGGCTTTGGTGTTGTGATGCGGCTTCTCGTTAAAGAGCAACTCGTACTCTTCGCGGAGCTTATCCAGCTCGTCATCGCCACCACCGCCTTCGTTCAGCGGCTCAGGTTTAACGACGGCGGGAGCCACAACCTTTTTCGTTGCCTTCGCCTTTGCTTCCTTCGCCGCTTCGTTCAGCGGCTCCAGCGCGGAGCCAGGCACCCCGTCATACTCAATCTCTGAACCCTCCGGCCAGAGGTTGTTATGGATATGGGACAGACGCAGCACGCGGTATTTTGCTTTTTCAGCTGACATCGATATCTCCTTAGCCGGTCACTTTAGAGCGGGTCGGGTACGGGGTATTCGCATCAACGTCCATGTTGATACCGGAGGTGAACGCGCCAGCAGTCAGCGGGCCGGTGGCTACGGAGTAGTTCACACGCAGATAGCGCTGAACGCCCGCCGGTACCTTCGCCGACACAACGCGCTTACCAGCTTTAAGCGCTGCCAGAGCCAGGGCACCGCTGTCATAAATGGTCGTCCAGGTGCTGTTGTCCGTGCTGGTCTGCAACTGCACGTTGACGGTAGCGGCGCCAGAAGCGGTAGCCGTGGTGTTAACGAGAGCCCAGAATTCCAGCGGATAACCAACTCCGATATCACGGCGGGTGCCGTCGATAGGCGCCAGGTCAATCACATCAGTAGAAGCAGCAGTAGCCGTAACCGCCTGCGCTTCGGAGAACATCAACAGTTTGTCGAGAATCATCTTCATTTCTCCATTTAGCAGCCCGTTACCGGGCCGCTGGTTATAGTCAGGGGTTAAACCACGCGAGCTTCAGTTTCCAGAAGCGCATCGGTTTCGCGAATCGGAACGCCACGGAAGCTGGTCCACCATTCGCCTTCAGTCTCTTTTACGCTGATTGCCAGAGAGGATTTCTCCAGAGATTGCAGATCAAGAGCCTGGGCAACGGTGCGGTTCATGTAGAACACCGGGCGCCCCATGCCACGGTTAGGGATGCGATGCAGCGCTTTCACCATGAGTTTGGCGATGTTCGCCGCCGCAGCAGGATCGGACAGGTCACTGATATCGATGTTCGCGATGCGTACAACGTAGCGCCAGTCGCGCAGGCACAGGCCGTTATCCCACTTATAGTGGGTGCGGTAGCCTTCATACTGGCCGCCGTTGGCATCTTTCAGAGTCTGCTGGCCTTTATCTTCCATCTGCAGACCTGCTTTCTGGCCTTTCGGGAAGATACCGTGAACGGTGTTTTCGCCCCATACAATGAGCCAGATTGAAGTGTTATCGGTGCCAGTACCGCCGGCGTCGATAATGTTTTGCGCGTTGGTAGCCGTCAGGTCGGAGTAACGAGAGGACAGGCCCATGAACTGCTGCGGGTTAACGCTGGTGTCGCCATAAAAAAGCGTTTGAGCCATCTGCTGATTCATCGCTTCAATAAATGCGCGATCTTCTGACAGTCGGAATTCAGCGGTATTTCCGTTCAGATCTGCCAGAGATTTATCAATCTCCGCATAGGTTTCCAGCATGCCAATGCCATCGGTAACCTGCACAGTGGTCGATTTGCTCGGCTGTACGCCGTAGTTGAGCAGACGCCAGGTCGCCGACGGCAGGCCAGAGCGAATGGTCGTACGATGACCGGTAGGCAGGTTGCCTTCAACGATCAGCATGTCCTGCAGGATCGGGTTGGTTTGGGAAAGGAGTTCGATAATTTTATCGATTTTCCCGTTCGGGTCGATGCGCTTACCCCAGTCAGCCAGCGTCAGCGCAGTAATGCCTTTAACAGCCATGGTTATATCCTCTCTTATTTGCCATAAAGCACTTCGGCCGCACTACGCTGACCGCTTTCTTTACCTGTCACCATGCCGTCTTCCGACATGGCCTTACCTACTTTGATGAACGCTTTCACCAGCTCCGGGTGATTACCCAGCCCTGTGCCGTTCAGATATTCCTTCAACTCCGGCGTACCGAAGGTATCCAAAGCGCGCTGAGCAACGCCGAGGTTGGCTGTCAACTTATCGCCGCCGATTTCTTTATCGGCCTTCACAGTTGCCGCCCACTCTTCAGTTTGTGCCTGCCATGCATCTGCCTGACGCTGCTGCACACCGGCCAGAATTTTCGGGTATGCATCCACCAGCTTCTGCGCCTGCTCATTGGTCAGGTTCAGTTCACGGGCAACCGGCTCGAAGTCCTTCAGCGCTTCAGCGTCTAGCTCGAAGCCTTCACCTGCCTGGAACTCATATTTCTCCGGCGCGCCTTCCTGCTTCTGCTCTTTCTCGGTTTTTTGCTGCTCTCCGTCCTGGCTCTCAGTCTTTTCTTGCTGGCCTTCACCATCAACGGAAGGGTTTTCACCATCCTGCTGTGCAGGCTGATCGCCCTGAGAGGAAGCACCTGTGCCTGGTGCAGATGGTTCAGATGCCGCCGGCGCTGCGCCGCCATCAGCGGGCTGCTCATTGCAAAGACGGCGGTGTAACAAACGTTCAAACAAAGTCATTGCTCATCCCCTTAAACAGGAATTGTTTTGGCTTTCAGCTGCGTAAGGACAGCATTCAGCGTGGTACGAAGAGCCGCGGCATCATTGAGAAGCGCGTTGTACTTCGTCACCAGGTCGTTGTGATCAACAAGGAGACCAGCCACATCGCTTGCACTGGATGCGGTATCTGCGGTTGCGGTAGCTGCCGCAGCGGCGGCAATGGAGGCTCCGAGCTTTACGCCGCCGTAGTCAGTGGTCGTGGGCGCGCCAATTACCGCCGGCGCCGGATCGGGAACTTCAACGATCTGCTTATTGCCATCGAAACGGACTACGCGCTGTTTTTGGATCTGAGTCATTTGATTACCCCATTAGCCTCTGCGGCCATCTTCAGATACTGTTCAGGGCAGTGCGCCATGACGCGCTGGAACAATGCCAGCGCCAGGTTGCGCTGCCCCTCGTTGAAAGCAGTCACTTGCGGATCACCGGCAAAGCAGGCAGAAAACACCTTGCCCTGCTCCAGCACCCCCCAGATCACCCGGCGGCCCTGCTCGCTACCCATGACGAAACGGATATCTTCAATGTCACGCTGTTGAAGGATTTCCTTCTCGCGTGCCGATTCAGCAGCCAACTGGTCATCATCAAAATCTGTCATTGCTGACCACCTGCAGGAGCACCTGCTGCGTTAGAAAGCGCTGTCAGTACGCTGGGATCCGCCGTCTGCGCTTCGCTGAGAGTCTTGGCACCCTGAGCGGCAGCCATGCCCATAGCCACCATTTGCTGCTGTTGCTGCTGCTGAGCGCGCTGCTCGCGAACCTGCTCAACCTGTTCCTGTGGAACGATGACTGTCGGCGAGACACCGGACATCTCCGCGAATGCATCGATGGCCTGATCCACGTTGAGTTTGTCCAGCGCTTCCGGCTTGGCCTGCGCCAGCTGGCCAATGAAGCCAACGGTGGATGACAGGCTGGATAGCCCAATAGATTTCTGCGCCTGTGCCATAACGGAGATGTATTCGATACGCAGCGGCATACCCTGCAGGACGTCAGGCGGCGGCGGGAGTAGGTTCTTACGCGCCATGATGGAGAAGGTGCGATCGATAAGCGGGTTCAGGCATTCGTCGTTCAGACGCTCAAGAACAGGCCCAAGCATCAGCAACTTCTCTTCTTTCATCTCGATCACCGCTTCAACCGGCATCGAGCGGGTATTGATGTTCTGCAACATCATGAAGAGGTCGACAAAGTAGGCACTGTTGATGATCTTCCTGGTATCCTGGATATCGGCGAGCAGGTCGGAGGTATTTGGGTTAACCAGATAGGCGGGCTTTAAACCATCTTGGCCGGTGACCTGATCGATATAGGTGATATCGCCAGGCAAAAGGGAAACACGCTGGTTGCGGAGTGATGACGGGCCAACCATCGGCGGGTTGGTGGCCTTGTCGATCAGCTGGCTTTTGCGCTTTTGCTCAAGCTGCAGAGCTTTAACCTGGCCGAGGGCAATCATTCCCGGGCAGGATGAGCCGTATACGTCCTCGCCGTTCACTTCCCAGCGCGGCGCCATAATCGGGAATTCATCGAAACCTGACTCACGCAGCAACTTATCGCTGTCGCCTCCGACCTCGTAATAAACCGATTTTATCGGCTTATTTTTGCTGTTGAGCTTGGCAGTATCGCGGTCGATGTTCGGATAAACGGCATGAATAACTTCGATCCAGCTTTCGTAGTTGCCGGAATCCCACATTCCCTTCACTGAATCGCTGACGTTATTGAGGCCAAACTCCATTACCAGCTGGCGCACCGTCATGGAGAATTTGCGGAAACAGGTGTCAACGCTGCCGCGCGCAGAGTTCGCCATGTAGTAACTGCCGATCGGAAACATCATCGTGCGGATAACGTCGCTGTCATCTTCCAGAACAGCCATAGCGCCGGTGCTGTAATTACCCAGGCTGGCGTAAAGCAGAGGCAGTGACTGGTAGATATTGGATTTGTTGAACACTTCGTTCATGCGGCGCTGAACGACTTCAAGCCACAGTTTCACTGGGCCGTAATCCATCATGTCAGGGTCAGGCGTTGCCAGCTTGAACCACGGGCGCGCAGGAGAAGTGATCCCCGACATCATGCCGCTCGATAGCGTGCGTGCTGCCAGGGTGGCGGTGGGGTCAACAATTTTCGTATTGCGGCGGTCATCCCGGTTTACATCGGTGACCAGGAAGCGGGAGCCACGCGGATTGATGAAGTCGCTCAGTTCTCGCCAGTGCGGATCGAACGATGAGCGATCATTAGTGAGCTGTGCCTGCTGCTTTTGCAGTTGCTCTTTCAGGGTTTCCGCTGCCATCTTCCGCGCTCCAGTTACTGACCGAGCAGCGTTTTGCCGCTGGTATTTGCGGCGGAGGTATCACCCTGCGCCCCGGTCAGCAGCGTAGAACTACGCCCGGCGGCCGCACGGCGACGCCTGGTTTCTTCATCGCGGGAATCGACTACAGCCTGATCCTGTTCCTGCGGAGCCGCCTGAACTTCTGGTGCTGCAGGTACTGAAGGCTTGCTGCCAATGCACATATCGATACTCCATACGCGTTTAAATTATTACCAATTTAACCACATATGATTTATTTGTCGTAGTGTATTGACCTTTTGACGATAAATTATTACCTTTTTGGTAAACACAACATGAAAGCGCACCCCATTCCCTTCCATTGGTGGCTTTGTCGTTACTCAGATGGCGGAGTGCGCTTCCAGGTGTGAAAGCATCCGGCGTATGGCACATGCGTCGATAGCGGTCCGGGGGCTCCTTGGTACATGGCCCAGCGGGTAGCCGGAATGTGCAAGCCGCGTGTTTACCCGGCACGAACGAGCGATTCACCATCGTGGCGATACGGTGTGGCACCTCGGGAGAGACGAGGATGCAACGGGTAGCTCACTTGCCAGCTTCGACCTCAGAGCTTTCACCTCTTACCGGATGCGGCATTAAAGCGAGTGAGCTACTCGTTGTGGTGAATGCGCAGGCTGATGCGCAATGGTTCGGCATTCTGGATGGCGTCCAGCTAAGCCCAAGACGTGGTGCGACTCGCGATCGCAAACCGCCCATGGAGAAATCACGTAAAGCCGGAGATCAGCACCGGCCACCACAACCCAATCACGCATCAGGACCGTGATACCCGTGGTTCCAGAGCAAGTTTGGCGGTGGCAGTTATTCCCTTTCTGACCACCGCCCTTTTTACAGCAGGACGCCATTGCGATGACTTCATGCTGTAAACCCTGTGACACCCAGCCAAGGACGGCACCACATTGATCATTATCCAGGTTAATACCCAACTAACCAGAGGTACAACATGCCACAAGCCCCCTTAAATGCTCCCGAAACCAAACTTTCCGCCATCATCGATAATGCGACTCGCAACCGAATGGGCCTTACTGAAGCAAGAAGCCGGATTTCAGTGATGTTGGAATCTCTGCGCGGCGTCTCTCCAAAAGATGGAGGCACGGACGCTGGAAAAGCCGTTAGCCCCGATGGTTCGCTGAATCAGTTGCATGAGGTTCTGAGCGAAACAGAAGCTTCCACCGTCGCGCTGCATGCCGACCTTGATGAACTGTTTTCCCTTATTGGTCGATAACTGTCGATAAAACCGTGACACGTCACAATAGCCCGCCGATGCGCGGGCTTTTTTTACGCCCACGGGTCGTACTCGCTGATTACATTGGGCTGCTTGCCGCCTGCAGCAGGGAAATCTGAACGCTTCGCCACTGGATAGGCGAATGTCAGAAGCAGCGCATCGCCCTTGCCAGGCGACCGGCCCAGACGCTCTTTGATATCCTCTTTCGGCTCCATGACGATCTTGCCGTCCACCCTCACCTTGTACTCTGCCGCAGACAGGTCATCCGCCGTCTCCTGGTCGTCCAGCGCGCCGCCGAGCTTGAGCCACGTCTTACAGGCGTTGAACATCTCGCCGCGCTTATTCAGCATCTGTGGATCTGCCGATGCGCCGCCGAACGGCACAAGCTGCCAGGTGCGGCCCCAGCCATCACCGATGGACTTCAGCCCAGTGCCGTAGCCGAAGTCGATAAACACCGCGTCAGCCTGGTACTGGTCCTCAAAGTCGGCGATACGCTTCGCCATAATCAGATCGTCGGTGGTCTTGTTGCCGGTCCAAAGTACTTTGCTGTGCAGCCCCTGGCGGAGATAAATCACTGCGTCATCCACGCCGGAATATGCCGGGTCGACGCCGATTATTCGCGGGGCGTGCGCCACCTGCGCAGCGGTAACCACGCGCTTCATCGCCTCGTCTGTCAGCCCGGTAGGGATAAACTGCAGTTCTGAAGCATCCGGGAAGATCCCGCGCACACGGACCTTCACAAAGTCGCTGTCCTCGCCGTAGTCGTCCACCCATTTCTGCAGTTGCTGCTTGTTGGTGCCTTCGACGGTGCGGCTGTCGATTTGCGCGCACTTCCAGCGATGCTTGTATTTGCGGAAGCACTCCCGGAATCGCCCGGTGTTGCGCGTCGGGTTACCGAACGCCACCCAGATAATTTCGGTGTCCTCATCCGTCAGCGCGCCCTCGGCAACCTCCCAGACCAGATCCGCTATGTTGGATGCTTCGTCGAACACCACAACGATGCGCTTACGCTCGTTGTGCAGGCCTGCAAACGCCTCGGTGTTATGCTCAGACCAGGGAATAGCATCGGCGCGCCAGCGTTTGTCGTGGCCCGGATCGTTGCTGTACATCGCGGTGGCGGTGCAGGTGAACCACTCTTTCGTGATAGCCAGGTTCGACCATTTGATGATTTCCGGCCAGGTCTTCGTGCGCAGCTGGTTGTCGGTGTTAGCGGTCACCACCACCTTGCAATCTTCACAGGTGGACATGGCCCAGTTAATCAGCATCGAGATGAACGCAGATTTGCCGATGCCGTGGCCGGATGCGCGGGAAATCATCAGCGGCTGGTGACGTGTCGCGGGATTCTGCAGGTGTTCCCCTATCTCGCGGAATGCGCCAGCCTGCCACTCGCGCGGCCCTGAGGCATGCGCCAGCTCTGTGCCATCCTCTCCCCACGGAAACGCATACAGCGCATAGCCCAGTGGGTCATGGGTGAAGCTGGCGATATCTTCGATCAACTGTTCTTCTGGGGATAAAGCGGCATCTGTCACTGGTCACCACCCTGACGCTCTTTCAGGCGGCGCCGGGCGGCGGCTATGCGGTCGGCAATCGTGACTGTGCCGGAAACTTCCAGGCGCTCTTTGAACGCGTTAACGTCGACGTGCTTACCGATGAGCTCGAGGTTTTTCACCTTGTCGGGCCATTTCACCTTCTTCAGGATATGCTCGACATCCTCAACAGAGAGATCCGCCTCGCCATTCTCTTTTTGCAGAGAAGCCTGGGTCGTCTTGATGGTAGCGATATCCATAGCACTGAGAGAGGTACGCCAGACCTTCGGCCATTCAGCGATCGGCTTCATCCCGCCGTCATCGTTCAGGATATCCAGCACGTCCATCTGGTCTATTTCCACCAGGCGCAGCAGCACGTAATCGGCACTGACGCGCAGGCGCTTGTTGCGCTCCTCCATCAGCTCAGCGATTCGTTTCTGGATACGCTCATCACGCATCATCGTGCTGGCTTTGACGTGGGCAGACTTCGGGGAGAACCCGGCATTGATGGCCGCCTGTGTCTGATTTTCAGGGCATTTCACATACTCCTGGGCGTAGGCTTCCTGCATCACCGTCAACGGTTTGTACTGAGTTGATTTGCGCTTCGGATCCTTTGGCATGGTAAACACCCCGAAAATAATTACCTTTTAGGTAATAATACCATGCCACCAGCGATGTTACATGATCGGAATATCATCATCACTCACCCACCCGGCCCGGTTTATCAGGTAGGTAACGACACCCCGCACTTCAACATCGTCCAGGGCTTCCCCTTCCAGCGCCTCACCATCATCAGTGATCAGCGCCTGCCCGCGGACAACAGCGAATTCAGTTTTCCCGGCATATGCGATAAGAACATGATCACCCTGCTTTGGCCGGCGGCAGACATCGACGATGGCATAACCGGCGGCAGTCTCCAGGGCGCGACAGTTGGCGTCATACTGACAAAGGCGGGAAACGGTTAGCGTTTGCTCAACGTAGTCTGCGGCAGGTGATGGAAACCCCATGATGACCTCACATAAAAATACTGTATATTTAAACAGTACAATCATGCGAGGATTTAGTCAATCTGTCGTGACATGTCACAGCGGTAGTTTTGTTTCGTGCCAGCCAAGAGTGGCCCAGCACTGAGAGTCACCAGTGCAAGGGCATGATGCCACCGGCAGTTGATCGCCGCACTTGCCGCAGCGCCGTTTGCTGATGGCGTTAATCCGACCGCGCACCCGGGCATCATCCTGGCGGATCAGCAACGCGATGTACTCGGCCATTTCGTAGGGATCGCGACCAGGGCGCCGGGCGGCGCAGTTACGGGCCAGCATCTCCTGCTCCTGCTCATCCAGCACCAGTTCAATTTTGCGCTCACCTGCGGCGGACTGCCGCGCGCGCTGCGCGGCTTTGCGTTCTGCGGGGGATTTAGGCATCAGTCGTCATCCTCATCCCAATCGTCATCTTCCTCATCCTCGTCGTCATCGCAGGATGCGAGCAGTGGATTCATTCGCAGCCCTACCTGGCAGGCGTAGCCGCGGCGACCGAGGTTGTGCAGCACGCTGTAGATTTCGAACATTTCGGTTCGCTCATCACCAATATCAAGCTCACAGGCCAGCGTGTGGCATTCTGTAGCGAGCGCCGATATCTTCTCAAGCAGTTCGACCTTATTCACCTTTCACCTCCTGCGCCGTTCTGCGCTTAGCTCTTGCCAGCAAACAACTCAGCACGAAAGCGCGGTGCTGTCGCATTCCCTCTGTCATGGTTTTGGCTCCTGCGGGGCGGCTGGCAACTCCATCCAGTGGGTGGGCGTCCATGACGCGCCGGGGATCAACCAGCCGCTACTGTGCGAATCAGGGTGGCCAGGGATATACGTTGCCCATTTGCAACACCACTGCGGCTTCTCTCCCCACCAACGCCCGACCAATACCTCATGACGACTTGGCGGCATCCGCTCACTAACCGGAATCCATTTACCCGGCACGGTAGCGGGTTCACTGCCGGGTGACTGCGGGGCGGCTGCGAGCATGGCGGCGCGGCAGGCGTTCCAGCCTTCGTTAAAGCTCCACAGCAATGGATGGTCATCAGCATCAACGGTCTTATCTTTTTCATCCGGCACTACCGGCGCTGGCTGCGCGTGGCGATAGAGCGGAGCAATGTTTCGCTCGAGGTCGGTAATGACGCTCCATATTGGGACTGACTCGACGCCTTGTTTCGCCATATCACGATAACTGTCGGCATACGCCAGCACAGGATTGCGATCCGGCTCGCTGTCCGCTACCGGCTGCACTGGCGGCATATCTGTACCTTTGCGAATAGCTTTTGCCAGCTCTATAGGGTAATCGTAAAGCCAGTCTCCGGTCTCGGGGTGGTTGGCTTCTGCCAGTTGGGAGGCCCACTCCAGGCCGTCTTTGTGTCCATGCAGGTAGTCGATAGGCATCTCAACCGGCTCTCCGTCAATTGCTGCCAGTGCCATGCGGGAAAGCTCCATGATTTCATCAGAGCTTAACCACTCTCTGATTTCTTCCTCGTCATAAGCTTCGCTATTAATGGCTCGGATAATTCGCTGAATGCGCTCTCTGGTTATGGTTGATTTGGTCATTGGTTGGCTCCTTCTGCTGCCCGGTTAACTATCACGCCGTCATAAATCTCATTTAGATGGCCTCTCAATTCCATCCGACGCAGTGCTGACAGCATGTAATCGCATTCGACCTGCTTATTGCCGGTGAATGGCTTATCCTCTGCGTTTCCCCAGCAACAGTTTCCCTGCGGCCACCCGTGAATCTTGCGCACTTTCCCGTTGACTACGTGCAGCAGACCCCAGCCTGGCGGAAGGTCTTCAACAGAGATAATCCCCGGCTCGCTGATAAAGAATCGCCAGTCACCCATGCCAAGTTCGGGCCGTAGTCGGAAGCGTTTTTTCCGGTCTGCCAGCAAGTCAGCACGGGAACACTTCGCCTCTATCAGGCAGGATGCGAAATTCCTGAACCCCATCGCGTCTGGCTGCTCACCGGTACTGGTGACAGCGACAAAGCGATCGTGAAAGCAGACTTTGAAGCCGTTCCGTTTGAGGAATTGGTAGGCTATCTGGCAAAGCTCATCGTGTGTCAGTGCCATCACTCAGCCTCCACCTTGATGCCAGCGGCGGCGCACGCATCTGAAAACACCGCAAAACATGACTTAACCGTATCCTTATGGAATTGGTAAAATGCCTTTGCCACCCATGGAGAGAACGCGGTTGGCTCTATTGTGGCTGGAAGCTTCACGTTGACGGTGCGTGACTCCAGCTCGGCGTTGCGCTGCTGCGCCTTCTCCAGCGCCTCTACTAGCTCAGCGCTTTGCGCTTTAACTGCACGCCAGGCCATTTCCGTTGAGGAATAAAAATAACCGCAGTCGCCATAAGCGAGGCTGAGTTGCTGACTGCGGGCCCAATTTTCGAATTTCTCTCTCTGCGCCAGTTCGGTGATATCAGTCATGCTGCATCCTCCAGACCGATTAGCTCGGCAATCTGCGCCAGCGTGTCTTCGCTTTCTCCAACCGGCTTGTCCATCCAGTCAAATGAAATCAACTTGCCGCCCTCGATTACGCCGACATTGAAATCGTCGCTATCCACAGCCCGAAAACCGTGTGATATGGCTCCATTGCGTGTCTCGTAGTGAATAAGGTCAGATGAATATTCGATACCGTGTCCGCCTTCGTTACACCAGGCGCGCCGGATAATTACGATGAATGATTTGCTCATGCGGCACGCTCCTGTTTCTCATCATCAGCCGCCAGCACCCGTATGGGGATCCGGCTCATATGCATGGTGTACCCGGTCTTAAGCTCCAGGTCGGCGTATTCCTCAAGCAGAGTCTGGTTATGCCGAGCACCGTTGACCATGTCGTTACGGCTAGCCATGATGCAGAAAACACAACTCAGGCGCTCATTACCCAGCGCGTAGGCGTAATGCGGTTCTTGCCCAGCCTGTCGAATGGTGGCGAAAACTTCCTCGGCAAGCAGATCATGGACCGGCAGCCATTCGTACCAGGTGTTAACCGAGTTGCTGATCCCCATCTTGCTGAATGCCTGGCGTTTAGCTCGGCCTGGTGATTCCTGTGCGCGAAGCCCGAGGCAGTTAACGATGGTTTTATACCCGTTAGCCTTTGCATACCGGCGAACTTCGCGCTGGATAGGTCCGCGTTTCAGATCACTGGTGCATTGCCTGGTGCTGGCAGATGGCCAGCTCGGTACTTCTGGACGGTTCTCAAAGCGACGCTCGACCATCTCGAAAAAGGTCTTGCTGGCCCGCGCTACAATGAACGTCAGCCCAGCGTCTCCCGCCTGTTTTTCTGCCAGATCTAGTGCTCCCGGCCACTCAATAACACCGAGTGAAGCGTGCACAACGATAAGCTGCGCCGTGGGTACTATCTCCAGGAGTTTAATCAGCATCGCCTGGGAATCCTTCCCGCCAGAATGGTTGGAGACAAACAGCGCGCCAGCAGTGATTAATGAAGTAATGTCGGGGATCATTTGGCCCCCTCGCGGAGCTGCTGGGAAAACTCACGGAGTTTGAACCCAATTACTCTTGTACTTGCCACCGTATCGACACGGTCGAGTTCTACCGCGGCTTCATCAATGGCATCAGCCTTAATCCCAGCCAGGTAGGCGTCGGTGGCTGGGAACGGGTTTTCAGCATTAACATCGCGGGAAACGTACATGTTGATTTCTGAAACATAATCCAGCGGCACACCCGCGAACATGGTTCCTTCGCCTTCAGAGAAATATTCAACGTGGTTGTCGCTGATGTCGGTCAGCAAGCGATTCATCGTAAAATTCTCCGCAGCCAGCTGCGTAAACGCTTTCGCCAGCTTCAGGAACTTCTGCTCTCTTATCGACAGCTCGCCTGCGCTCTCCAGCGACTGAATGAGCTCGTTTACTGTTTCGATGTTCATGCCGCCACCCATTCGATCGCCAGATAAGCCACATACAGGACGGCGACGATTGCCACCCACCCAATGATGTTTGCCACCATCACGAACAGCAGCAGTGACCGCCGACTGTAATTCACGAAATCAAAATCCATACTTACCCCCGCTTACCCGTTTAACTTATTGATTCAATTGATATCAATGAAGATCGTTGTTTTAGAACTCTTCGACCTTCCACCCGCCGCCGGCTTTTGCCGGGAGCTTCGTTACTCCGATGATCCGGAATGGGTACTGGTCGGCGGCGACTTTGGTTTTCACCCTGGCATCTTCGGTCCAGTACCCCCCCTTCACTTCGTGCATTTCCAGTTGGCCGTTTGCCAGCATCACGGCGAAGTCAGGCGTGTAGAACGTGTTGTCAGCCAGACGCAGCTTGATGCCTTCGAACCGGTACCAGGCGATTTCCCCGTAGCGCTTACGCAGCTCAAGCTCTTGCGCATACGCCGTTTCGGTTTTGTTCATCTGGCCAGCTTTAAGCCGGCCAAGTGCCTGTAGTGTCTTTCGCATGATTTTTACCTTATTGGTAATTTATAACCATAAACGGATCAATATCAATAGTCTTGCGCATATTTTATTACCTTTTTGGTAAACATTAAGGCGTAAAAAAACGCGCTTCCGCGCTGCGCTGGCTGTCAGGGTGCCGGGCCTCCCCGGAATCCCGGCGGGATCTCAGTATCCGGACGGGATATGGTGTTCACATCTCGCTGCCCAGAGCCGCCTTTCAGCTCGAACAGCCCTTTCCAACCTTTCGCCATGCTCTGCTTCACGATCTGCATCTGCCGTGTGTGGTTGCCACCAGACAGGTTAATCAGTTCGGTGATTGCTGCGCCCTCGCTCCGTTCAGTTGGGGCGTAGGCTTTAAACCGCATTTCTGACCTGTAGGCCTTCCACTCATCCCAGGCTTCGGCATTGAGCTGTTCAGGATACGGATAAGATTTTTTTTGCTCCCTCCCCCTTGGGGGGTTAGGGGGGATCTTATCTTTTACTTCTTCCTCTTCCTCTTCCTCTTCCTCTGGTAACGCTTTTTGTAACGCAGCCAGCGTTACTTTCTGCGTTTCATTTTTTCGGTGTGCTGCAACCCTTCTGTTTGTAAGTGCCCGTTTTTTAGAGCTTTCCCCATTATGACGCTCAAAGTTGGGGAGAATAAGCTTGTTGCCGTCGTAGGCGAGCCAACCAACAGCGATCAGTGCGTCAGCGAATCCTGTAATAAAAGCGATACGGTCAAGCACTCCTTTTGTAACGCTGCCAGCGTTACCGTCGACAGTCTGCTGATCCGCCCATGCCCATATGCGAACGAGCTTACCGAGTACCGCGTCAGGGTCGATATTCAGGATTTCCGCTATCTGGAAAATCTCCGGCTTGTCTGGTGTGATCACCTCGACTTTTATCCAGCTACTGGCCATCCTGCACCCCCATATAAGCTGAAGGCGTCATGCTGCCTCCCTGGCCTTTCTGGCTGCTTTCAGTCGCTCTGATCTCATCTGCGCCTGCCGGCGCGCGCGCTCGTTATTGCACGTAACGCACTCGCCGCTGATGGTGTATCGCTCGCTGTCATGGCCATGCTTACACGTCTTCCCTGTGTAGAACCGAGTGAGCCCCTGCTCAATGGCCTCTCGCTGGGTAATTCGTTTCATCGACTTGCCTCTTTCTGCATTTGTCTTTGGTAATTTTGCAGCAAGCCAAAAAAAGATCAACCGTATTTGGATAATTATTACCAGATTGGTATTCATGGAGAGGCGGGAGCCGCCTGGGGGTGGCGGCGAGGGTGAGTTTTGAGGATTAACGTTCGTGGAACCAGAGGACCAGGTCGGATTTTGCGGAGATCCACTTACGGGATTTGCAGGCTTTAAACAGTCTTTCTAACAGAGGCTTACGTGGGATTCTTCTACGGCCAGTCAGGTGAACCTGAATGTAGTGGCTGGTCGTGCCGGCGTCACTTGCGAACTCTTCTCGCTCAGCCGGCGAGAGGTCGAGCCAGCAGCGTTTGAAGTCAAATTTTTGCACATCGCTCATATTTTTTTAGTCCCGGACTAACTTTAGACAGCCTGATTATTACCAATCTGGTGTAAAAATCAATGACTGTTACCTTTTTGGTAAGTTTACCTTTATGGTAATATTCTATTAAATTTAATCAGTTAGGTAACAATTTCAGGCTAAAAAAATAGAAATGAAAAGCATCTACGACATAAGACGCGACAACCTCAATGAGATAATCCGGAAGGATTTCGATAACACGCAACTCCGGTTTGCCGAGAGAATCAAAAAATCAGCTAACCTCGTTAACAGGTGGAGCAAGGGGACAAAAAATATCGGCGCTAACGCGGCACGCGAGATCGAGTCGTTCGCCGGGAAAGGTCGGTTCTGGCTGGATATCGACCATCTGTCAGATACCCCGACGCTGCCGGAGATTATCGACCCGCAGGAATGGAGTGTGGAAAAGCAGGCAGCGTTTACCCTGGGTGTATGGATGGGACAGCATCCGGATCTGAACTCAGAGAAAAAGGTTTCGGAAGCGGCCGGTATCGGCCAGGCGACCGTAAATCGCATCCTGAACTGCGAAGGCTCCACCAGCATTGGCGTACTGTCGGCTATCGCCAGGGCGTTCGGCCGCGATGCATATGAGCTGATCCTGCCGCCTGGTAATGCTGGTCTGATTGACTATGACCACCATGAATACGCCGGGCTGCCGCAGGAAGAGAAAAACAAGATCGCCGCCTTCATCAAGTTCATCGTCAGCCAGAACCAGTAACCTCTAACCTACCTGTCACTCCTGCCAGTGGGATAACTCCCCGCGCCTCATGCACTTACCAAAATGGTAAACTTTTCCTCATCAAATCTATTGACACAACCATAAATTGATCAGATTATTACCTTAACGGTAACAACAGGGCGTTGAATTACCAGAAATCCACCAACGGGTGGTTTTCTCATACCCCTGATATTTACCAAATGGTAATAGCGAGGTGTGTATGCAATGGCAAATCATTAACGGCTGGTACTGCGTTACGGCATGCGGGCTGATGAGCTGGAAGTTTCGCACGCTGCCGGAAGCAATCAGCTGGGCGTTCGTCAGCAAACTGGCAGCAAAAACGGAAATGGGTATGGGGGTGAGCAAGTGAACATTCAGCAGATTAACAACCTGAAAAAAATCATGAACAACATCGATGGCGACTACCAGCTTAACCAGATGCTGTACGAGCGCCACGTCGAACTTATCGACGCGATCAAGTTTCATCAGCTGCAAAAGCCATTCTACGAGCTGGAGCGCAAAGGCGTGCGCAGCGAGATCCTGGAAGAGCTGATGATGAGCTCTGAGTTTGAAGAATGCCTGGCCGCGTATCAGCGGGAACTGACCGGCATCATTGCCAAGTGGGATCTGGCTGACCAGCTGGATACGGCGAGGAATGCGGCATGAAGCCAGGCATTTACTTCGACATCAGCAACGAGGACTACCACGCCGGCGACGGCGTGAGTAAGTCGCAGCTGGATATGGTGGCGTTGAGCCCGGCCCTTCTGCAGTGGCAGAAATCAGCACCGGTCGATACCGAAAAGTTGAAAGCTTTGGATATGGGAACGGCCCTGCACTGCCTGCTTCTGGAGCCGGAAGAGTTTGATAAGCGCTTCATCGTGGCGCCTCCCTTTAACCGCCGAACAAACCAGGGGAAAGCGGATGAAGCAGCTTTCATGAAGGATTGCGAGGGGAGCGGGAAAACAGTTATGGAGGCGGAGCAGGATCGTCAGTTGAAGCTGATGCGTGATAGCGCAATGGCGCACCCTGCAGCGCGCTGGCTGCTTGAGGCGGAAGGATTCTGCGAAGCATCCCACTACTGGACGGATCCGGAGACTGGCGAGCTGTGCCGCATACGCCCGGACAAGCGCCTGAAGAATCACCCTGTCCTGCTGGACGTGAAGAAGGTTGCCGATATGGAGCGTTTCTCGCGCCACATTGAGGAATTCCGGTACCACGTACAGGACGCGATGTACCGCGAAGGCGCGCAGCAAACCACCGGAGATCCGCATGGATTCTTCTTCCTGGCAGTGAGCGAAACCATTGACTGCGGCCGCTACCCGGTGCGGGTGTTCGAACTGGATGCGCAGGACGTGGACACAGGGCATGCGCTATACCGCCGGGATCTGAATACCTATCACCAGTGCCGCGAAACAGGCGACTGGGGTGGATTTGAAGTTATTAAACGCCCTGAGTGGGCACGTAAACAGGATATGTACGTATGAGCAACGATATCGCAATCACTTCTCAGCCTGGTGCTACCGTCGGCACCGCCGCGGCAATCTTCAGCCCGGAAGGGATGGATCGCCTGGTGCGATTTGCCACCCTGATGGCTGACAGCAAAGCCACCGTTCCTGCGCACCTTGCTGGAAAGCCAGCTGACTGCCTGGCGGTGACTATGCAAGCGGCGCAGTGGGGAATGAACCCGTTCGCGGTGGCGCAGAAAACGCATGTGGTTAACGGCACGCTGGGCTATGAAGCGCAACTGGTTAATGCGGTTGTCTCTTCCTCAAACCTTCTGGCCACTCGCCTGAACTACAAATGGGATGGAGACTGGTCAAAAGTAAGCGGGAAAACCGACAAATCGCCGAGCCTGACAGTGACAGTGTGGGCAACCCTTAAAGGCGAATCTGAGCCTCGCACCCTGACCATCAGTATGGCGCAAGCCGGCGTGCGCAACTCCCCTCTATGGGAGCAGGATCCGCGTCAGCAACTGGCTTACCTGTGCGTTAAGCGTTGGGCACGCCTGCACGCCCCTGATGTTCTACTTGGCGTCTACACCCCTGACGAATTGCAGGAAGCAGCACCGCGTGTTGAGCGCGACATTACGCCACCGGCTAGCACCGCTGCGGGGATGAATCAGCTGATCAATTCGCAACCTGATCAGCACCATGAAGAGAAAGCGAAAAAGACTGACGACCGCGCCCCAGAAGACATTCTCTCTGGCTTCTCTTCTGCGGCTATGGCGGCTCGTAACGTTGCAGAACTGGACAAGGCCTACAAATACGCGGCCCACCGTCTGGCTGGTAACCAGGAGTTACTGGACGCTGCCACCGATGTATACGGCATCCGCAAAGACGAACTGAACGAAGTCCCTATGTAATCACCACCGCGGCGCCGGGCGCGCCGCACTGAAAAAAGAGAGGTAACGATGAAAGGTGCATTAGGCAAAAAGGAACTGCTGGCGGTGGTGCCTGTATCGATGAGCACTATCGACCGCATGGAGAAAAACGGGGAGTTCCCTAAGCGTTTCTGGATCACAGACAAGCGCTGTGCCTGGAACAGCGAAGAGATCGAGCGCTGGCTGGACGAACGTCAGCAGAACGGCACAACGGAGTTTGCTGGAAAAAAGCCTCCGGTTGAGCAGCGAGTATTTCGCCCGGTTGGTAACGCGGCGTGACGTCGCTGGCGAGGTACTGGGAAAGGTGGTCAGGATGGTTTCTGTACCTGGCCGCTGTATCCGCCTGGCTGTTCCTGCTGGCGGTCATTTTTCGAGAGGGTTGGATACGATGAATCGGATGGAAAAATACCACGCGGATTATGTCTCGCAGCGTAAAGCGCCCCCTCTTGTCGCCGTAACGCCGGCGGCAATGGAGATCGAGCAGCGCGCTATTGCTCGCGAGAACAAAGGCCAGTACCGCCTGGCTGCTCGCCTCTGGCTTGAGTGCATGGATGCGGCCACTGGCGAGGTTGAGCGGGCCCGTATCGCTATACGCCGCGATCAGTGCATTGGCCGCGGGAACCGGCTTCGCCAGGGATGCTATGCCGGGATCTGTGCCACCGCCGGGGTGATTTATGACTAACCCACACGACAGCATTCGCGTAGGCAGTATCACGCTGGTTTATTCGTCCGTGCGCCGTGGCTGGCTGGCGCCCGGCGGCCAGGTTATCCAGAACCCGCTGAAGGCTCAGCGCCTGGCGGAGCAACTGAATAGCAAGAAGGTGTCAGCATGAGCGGGAAATACACCCTGATCTATGCGGATCCGCCTTGGGCTTACCGCGACAAGGCAGCCGACGGTGACCGCGGAGCCGGTTTCAAGTATCCAGTGATGAATGTTCTGGATATCTGCCGGCTGCCAGTATGGGAGCTCGCCGCCGAAGATTGCCTTCTGGCGATGTGGTGGGTACCGACTCAGCCGGTAGAGGCGCTGAAAGTCATGGAGGCCTGGGGATTCCGCCTGATGACCATGAAGGGATTCACCTGGCACAAGACGAACAAGCACAAAGGGAACAGTGCGATCGGCATGGGACATATGACCCGGGCGAACAGCGAAGACTGCCTGTTTGCGGTGCGCGGGAAACTACCTGCCCGCATGGATGCCTCAATCTGCCAGCATGTCACGGCACCGCGCCTGGAGAACTCGCGCAAACCGGACGTTATCCGCGAGAAACTGGTGCAGCTGCTTGGCGATGTCCCGCGTATTGAACTCTTCGCCCGCCAGTCTTCTCACGGCTTCGACGTGTGGGGTAACCAGTGCTCGGCGCCGGCGGTGGAGTTGCTGCCAGGCTGCGCCGTGCCAGTAGTGAAGACGGAGGCCGCATGACAACCATACTTTCAAACTTCCTGTGCGGTGCAGCGCTGATATGGCTGGGATACCTTGTCGTTCTGTTTATCCTTTGGGAGCGGCCTACACGTACTTATACGGCCTTTTTTGGCCGGTTATCGATACTTTTCGGCGCTGTGTGCGCGCTGGCAATGGCGCTCAAGGACGGTGCCGCATGAACATTGCCGAAGAGGCCTCGCTGATACGACAACTCGAAGAGGCGCGCGCCATTATCAACCAGAGGAATGGTGAGATCCTTCACCTGCAGCGAGAAGCGGCTCGCTACCGTGAGCAGCGGGATTCTGCAAACGCGATGGTTAAGTTCCTGCGCGGTCTCTTTGAGAATTCTTTGCAGGCGACACAATGAGCCGCCTCCGGGCGGACTATTGTTCATTCATCCACTTTTCAAATGCAGACGGGGAGAACGGCACCAGGTCGTAATGCTCCCCGTTTATCCATGCATCAACCATATTTGCCCACTGCTGCAGCATGTAGGCCCGCTGCCGGGAATACTCGGCCTTGTTGTAAACCGCCCTCACGCCCTTCTGTTCATGCGCAAGCGCCTTCTCTATCCAGTCTGACGGGAATCCCGCTTCATGCAAAAGCGTGCTCGCTGTGCGCCGCAGGTCATGCACCGTGAGAGGTTGCAGGCTCTCTCCGGCATCCGCTGCCGCAGCAACCGCGCGATCGATGACTGAGTTCAGAGCAGCATTGGATAACGGCTTACTGGTGCTGTAGCGACCTGGCAACAGATAATCACTCCCGCCTGCGCACATCTGCAGTCCTACCATCAGATCCTGCGCCTGAGGCGGCAGGTAGATGACATGCGACCGGCTCCCCTTCATCCTGTCAGATGGGATCGTCCAGGTTCCTTTGCTGAAATCCACCTCTTTCCACGTCGCCATGATGAACTCGGTTTTGCGCACCATCGTGATCAGGATGAGCTTCACAGCCAGTTTTAAGGTTGGCAAAGTGCTGACGGTATCGAGAGACCTGAACAGCACGCCGATTTCTTCCGGCTGCAGGCAACGGTCACGCGGTTTAAACATGGCGATCGCTGAAGGTTTGATATCTGCGGCAGGGTTGAATAACCCATGCCCGCGGTCATTAGCGTACCGGTAAACGCTGCTGATGATTTCACGCGCCTGCACCGCCGTCGCACGTCCGCCGCGCTCGACTATGCGATCGCAAAGATCACGTACCATAGGGGTCGTTATCTCGGACATCATTTTGTTTCCGAGAACAGGAAAAATATCCCTGTCGATAACTGATTGCTTCATAGCCCGCGTGCTGTCAGCCAGGACCACATGTTTCATGTAGGCGTCGGTATGTACCGTAAATGTTTCGGCGCCGCGGATCCGTTTGATACCGTCACGCTTCGCCGCAGCCGGCGACTGGCCTGCGTTCAGCAGCTTTTTAGCCGCTATCAGTTCATCCCTGGCTTCAGCCAGCGTGATACCGTCACGACCATACTGACCGATAACCAGCGTCTCCCGGCGGCCGTTGATGCGGTAATCGTAACGAAACGAGATGGTGCCTGAGATCAGCACGGCTACGTATAGACCGTCGCGATCGGAGACCTTGTACATTTTGCTCTGCGGTTTCAGGTTTTTGAGTTTGGTATCGGTAAGCAC